GAGCAAAACAAATCGCAATAAGCAGAAACTACCGACCAATCAACATACACCAATACTACGGTGCAATCGCCAGTATAAACCGCTATAGTACAGTAATCGAAGTAAACACACCATACACCAAAGAAGCACTATACCGAATGTACATACAAGCCAAAAAAGACCTATCCACTAAACCGATCGTGAAAAAATATCCACGAAAAAACAAAAATGTCTGTTTTAATTGGTTATGTTACTGTAATTATGGCATTAATGCAAAAAAAGCCACTGCAATCATAGAAACATTAGAATTACATACATTATCTGATTTACAGAACTTAACAAAAGAAGACCTAATCTCTGTCGATGGAATTGGAGAAAAGAATGCAATTAGAATATTGGAAGCGATAAAATATGAAAGTTGAAATCAAATACCCCACCGTAAAATGTGCCTACTGCGGAAAACCATTCGAAAAAAAACACAACCGCCAAAAATACTGCAGCCCAACCTGTGCAGAAAACGCCCACCGAGAACACAAAAGAAACTGGGCATACACCTACTACCACAAAAACAAAAAAAGAATCAACACAACACGAATCGGCACACGAACAATCGGTCCAAAACCCCACCCCGACACAGAACGAGAACAACAAATAGTCGAAAACGAAATAGAACGAATCGGACTAACACTCCATTTCTAAATGTCTAGACTTTACTATGAATATGATACAATGTCCACAAAGGAGTACAACTACCAACACATTGAAACAGTATGCCCCGAATGCAACAACAATAACATCATAATTGATGCTTTCCACCAGGAAACATACTGCACACAATGCGGATTAATCCTCAAAGACAATACCCTATTCAAATTATCAAATGTCATACGAGCCGAAGAAAACAAAAACAAAAACCTACACCGGTTCTGGCGAGAAACCAACCGGCAAATCAAATTAAAAAAGATAAGGGACATCTACAAAGTGAAAAAGTAAAATTACATCATCAATTTAAGTCATTTTTTGCATCTCTTCCTCAAAAACTGCAATTTTCAATACCAGGTTTCGGGTATTACCCTCTTCATATAAATCACCTCAAAAATAGGTGTCCCTTACTTCTTTTCATGCTATGGCGAACATAGTACCAAAAAAAAATATTATAATTCTTTAAAACTACTGGTGTTCAGTCAGGGTCAAACCTGACCATAGCATTTCATTTATAAAAAAAAAGATATAGGAGTTTTTGAATCCCATGGATACCAACAACATAAGTACAATCGCAACATTTGCAGCAATCTGCATAACAGGAATATTAGCTTACTTCGGATACACAGTAGATCAAGCACAAATTGCACCAGTATTAATGTCAGTCATAACATTAATTATTGCAATCTGGTCTAGTAAGAATCCAAATACATTAGAAATATTCGGGAACTCACCAACACAGGTAGAACCCACTGAACCAGTACTGAACCCTGAATATGAGTGTGATGATGATGGAGGATGTTAAAACACCTTACATCTGCATCAAAGAAGATAAAATCGCAGAACTCGATGCAGAAATCACATTCAAACAAAAACGCTTAGACGACATCGACAGAAAAATAGAAAAAATGGATGAAAAAATAGACAAACTAAACGAGAATATGAACAAACTAATCGTACAATCCAACAAAGACGACAACGCAATCGAAAAACGATTAGTAGCACTCGAAACAAAAACCAAAGACAACGAAAAAGCAGTACAAGATAACAGAAACATATTCACAATCATAATCAGTGTAGTAGTAGCATTCTTCACAATACTCACATTCATATTCAACTTCCTAATCAAATAATCATTCATTCATTAAGAGAGAATAAAATATAACAATGTAATATATGTGGTAATTATGCCAATAGAAGAACTCCAAGAACCATACTGGGAAAAACAAGAAGGAGAAACACCCAACCAATACTGCTACTTTTTAGAGTTCTTGGAATTCCCAACATTCAACCTAAAAGACTTCCACGACCACCTATGTGAACTTCACAAAAATTCACAAAAATTCACCGACAAAAGCAAAATCACCTCCTATGCAGTATTAAGAAAATGGGCAGGTGATGCCTGCAATAAATGGAAAATTCGTAAGGAAGCCAAACGCCAATCTGAAAAAGATGACCTATTAGAAACACTACATGAACTTGACAAAGAACAGAAGATTGAGAACTTCAAACGAAAGAACAGTTTCAAAAACAAACTCCTGGAACGATTGGAGAAAGAAGCTGAATATGAAAAGTATTCTCAATTGAAACATGGTGTTGATGCCTATGTCAATATAAGTGATGATAACCGTATTGACATGGAAGAACCTACTACTTTTGCTAATCAGAAACTGGATGTTGAAGCTGAAACCAAAGTTGAATATCAAGGTGTTGATAATTTACTGGAGGCATTCCATGCAAGCAAAGCCGAATGGGATAAACACAAAACAGGATGATACCTTACATCTTGGAGCATTCAGTTACAAGGCCCAATCATTCATCTACGATAGTGATGCTTTTATCAACATTGCTCATGGTAGTGTAAGGTCCGGTAAGACAATCGCTGCAACATTCCGATTCCTATTATTCGTATTGGATAGTCCTTATTATGAGTTCATGATAAGTGGCAAAACAAGAGACACTATTGAAAGGAATGTGATAAGGGATTTAATCCGAATGATAGATGGCCGTATACCTTACAAGTACAGGAAGTTCGATAACTACATTGAAATCGCTGGCAATAAGATATGGTTGATTGGTTTTAGTGATGAAGGAGCGACAGAGAAAGTACGAGGTATGACTGTTGGTGGATGGTATGCAGACGAACTAACATCAGCATCAAAGTCCACAGTAGAAATGGCAATAACAAGATGCAGTGTTGATGGTGCACAGATGTTCTGGACAATGAACCCAGAATCACCATACCATTTCATCTATACCGATTACATTACCAATCAGGAGCTACTCGATAGTGGCACCGTCAAATGCTGGCACTTCACCCTTGAAGACAACCTACACTTAAGTAAACGGTACATTGAAGAACTCAAAAGAGTCAACCGTAAAAGCCAAGTCAACTACAAACGAAACATACTCGGTCAATGGGTAATCGCTGAAGGAGTAATCTATGACAGTTTCGATGAAAACATCCATGTCTTCCATGATGATCATACCGGACTATTTGATGAAACTAACATTTGTTGTGACTATGGGGTGTCCACTGTGACAACCTTTGGGGTGATGGGGATAGTCAAGAATGTCAAGGAGGGCAACAAGTATTATCTCCAAGAGGAAACCTACTACGATGCTGCACAGCGTGGTGTTGCTCAATCTGATAGTGACCGTGTGAATGATATTGTAATGCTCCAGGACAAGTATGGTTTGGGTCGTAAGAGTACAATCTTTTTACCTCATGATGCCGCTAGTTTAAAGGCACAGTGTAGGAAAGACCCACGAATCAAGATGAAGGTTAGGACATATGCTCCTGATACTTACAAGGACATTAACCGTATTCAAGATTTATTTAATACTCAACGATTCTTTATCCATGAATCCTGTAAGAACAGTATTACTCAGGCACAGACTTATTGTTGGGATACACGTGCACAGCAACGTGGTGAAGATAAACCATTGAAAGTGGATGACCATTGCCCTGATATGTGGCGTGGTGGTTTGTTCGGTTCAAGGTTAAGTCGTAAAGGAAATAAGATTAATGCGTGATTTTTTATGAAAAGTGATAGTTTTATAGTTACAGTTGATAATGACAACACCCCACACTTGATTGATAGTATGGAGTTGTCAAAGTACAGTTTCAAAGCAGAAGTCGATGTTGACGGAAGTAAACAAATAGTGGATGACATGTTCAAACATGGACAACAAATCCTCAACCCAAAATATAATCCATGGCATCTTGTACAATTATTGGATTTATATACTTACCATGCAAGTTGTGTGGAAGCAGTAGCAGTCGACTCATCTGGTATTAGTTATGATTTGAAACCATTAGAAGACATTGAACTCATCGATGCAGAAAAAGACAGATTCAAAACATTCTTGGATAACTGCACACCATCCATCAACACTCACTTACAAAGAGTAGCATATGACCGTAGAAGCATTGGGTATGCTGCATTGGAAGTGATAAGGGACACTACAAGTGATAGTGAAGTGACCAAGGTTAAACATATACCAGCACAGACACTTCGCAGACATGCAGATAAGAAACGTGTACTGCATATTACTCCGTCTGGTAAGAAAGTGTGGTATGTGATTTATGGTAAGAATTATGATGATAATGGACAAATCTGTGATGTCCGAGCAGATGATGGAACATTCCACCCATACAATAGTTTAAGTCCAAGTGAAAGAGCCAATGAATTATTATGGACAATGGAATATGCACCAGGAACCGATTACTATGGTAGGCCACCAATCGTAAGTTGCCTCGGCAGTATTAAAGGAGACATTGGTGCAGTCAAATACAATAACGCATTCTTCGATAACTACGGAATGCCAAAGTTCGCAATCACAGTCACCGGTGACTTCGCAGATTATGACTTGGAACCTGACGATCCAGAGTATGACATCACCCAAACATTAAGGTATAAGATTGGTCAGCAAATCAAAGAAGTCATAAAGAACCCACATAGTGCTATCTGTATCACAATACCGAGTGAGGGGGAAGAAGGCAATGTTAAATTAGACATCACTCCATTATCAGTACAGACTGAGGAAGGTCACTTCAGAATGTACCGTAAAGACACAAGGGATGAAGTAATACACGCCCACCATGTAGACCCATCACGATTGGGTATTTATGATAGTGGTAACTTAAACGGAACCAATGCGGGCATCACCCAAAACAGTTACAAGTACGGTACCATCGCACCATTAAAAAGAGAATTAGAAGACCTAGTCAACTTGATTGGTAATGATTTAGAAATCACATCATGGAGATTTAACATTGAAGATGTGGCACCAATCGACTACACCAAAGACTTAGTATTGGCAGAGTTCCTATTTGCAAGGGGGGCAATGACCATCCGAGACCTTGTTGATAACTTCGGTAACAAATTCGGATTAACCATCGATGAAACCGAACCATACATGGACATCCGATTCATCAACAACCAACCATTAGACAACCTAATGAACAATGTAGAAGACAACCCCTATCTTGAAATCGACACAATACTAAGCAGTCTCGAAGATAATATCAGAGGTGACACAGTTGAAGAACCAGTACAAGAACCAGATACTGGCATCACAGATAGCATTGAAAAGGTCAGAGAATAACGAAAAACAATTAACCCTTGAATTAGCAATGTACTTCGAAAGTATTGAAAAGGAAGTACAAAAACTCTTACAAGAGTATGGTCACACCGAATATCTATTACAGGGTCAGTTGAAGCTCATTCTTTCACCTATCAAGGCCAGTCACGAAGAATACTACAATATCATTAAGAAGTATGTTCTTCGTGAGTTTGACCTTGGAACACGTGAAGGAGACAGACTTGTAGAGTTACATAATCCTGAAGTGATTGTCTCTGAAGTAATGAACGAGATAAAACGAAACAACTTATTCGGAACCTTAGAATATAGTGAGGAACGATTACTCAACGAGGAATTCATAGCCACACAACAAACCCTAAACCGAGTAGACGAAAGCATCAACCGAATAGTAACCGACGGATACAAATCCGGTAAAGGAATAGAACATGTAGCAAGAGAACTACAAAACAGATTCAGCCAATTAAAAGATTGGGAAGCAAGACGAATCGCCAGAACAGAAATCCACACCGCCCACAACCAAGGCATAATGAAATCCTACGAAACACTAGGAGTCGAATACACCCAATGGAAAAGTGCCCACGACCACAGAGTAAGAGGACACCGAAAAACAGACAGAGCCAACCACATAATAATGGACGGAGAAATAATACCATTCGGCGAAACCTACAGTAACGGTTTGAAATACCCTGGTGACAAATCCGGTAGGATAGAAGAATGGATAAACTGCCGATGCAGTCATGCACCATATGTAATGAAACCAGGTGAAACAGTTCCACCAGGAATGTCAAGTTTCACCGAATCCGATTTACACAGATTCTAAATGTCTAGACTATAATATGAAGATACAGTTTAAAACCCACCCACTGTATCTTTCAATCCTATATTTTTTTTGATGCTTATGTATATTAACAAATTAGATGATGGAACAATCAATCTAACCGCACCAGTACTAATACCATATGCGAAAGATTGTGATTACGAAAATGGTGAAACACCATTAAACCCAGAACAAATCCAATCATTCAAAGAATCATATGACAAGTACGGTTTTGTTGATCATGAACATGGGTTAACACGTGACGGTAGAAAAATCGGTGAACCATCAAATTCAATTATATTAAATCAAGATACTACTTTTACTCTCTACGATGGCACATCCAAGACTTATCCAATGGGTACTTGGATGTTAACCACCCATATTACCGATGAAACTGCAATAGTGGAGGCAAGTAAAGGTTACTATACTGGTTACAGTCCAAGCATACTCCCAAAGACATCAGCCGACAAATATCTTCAAGCATTGAAGACTAACGGCGGTTGTAGTTGCAAGAACGTATCCAGTATGGGCAACAGCCTAATCAAGGATGTGCCTGACCCAGTAGTATTAAGTGTAAGCTTGACAAAGCAACCGTGCTTACACGAATCGAAATTCTGTGAAGTGAATAATATGGAAGAAGACGTAACAAGTTTCAAATCCAAAGTTCTCAAAGCAATGGGAATGTCTGAAGAAGCAGAAGTTATCGCATTGAAATCTGAAGTAACCGAATTAAAAGGTGAAATTGAATCAATGAAAACTGACTTCGCTGAGGCATTAAAATCCATGCAAGAAGAATTTAAACAAACTTTAACTGAAGCATTAAAACCAGTAGACAATGAGGTTGCTGAAAAATCCGAAGAACCGGAAGAAGCTGAACCTGAAACTACTGAAGAAGAAGTAGAAGTTGAAGTTGAAGAAGAAGTCGAAGAAGTTGAAGCTGACAAAGCTGAAGAAGTGGAAGAAGTGGAACCTGTCGCAGAGAAAGGCGAATCCAAACAGGAACCAGTCCACGACAACCTCGAAGCACAAAAAAGCAAACCAAAATCCGTCTATGAATTAATGGGCAGATACCCAAACGGAGTTAAAATCAGAAGATAAATCTTATATTTTCAAAACCAAAAAAGAACGTGATAATTATGGATAACCAATACATACTTTCTCAATTAACCAATGAGAACGAAATTGCCGTATTCAAATCTATGAGAAGTGATATGGCTACCGCAAAAGCATTGTTGAACGAAGAACAGTTTGCACAGTTCATGCACGCTGCAACTATCAATCAAACCATCTTAAATGATGCAAGTTTCCGTAGGATGAACTCAACTTCCCAAGTTGTTTCCTCCACTAAAGTAAATGGTAGAGTTTTACAGAACGGTTACAAAACAGTAACTACCAAAAACGACACCACTAATGATAACTTAACTCCTGCAGACATTGACTTTGGTAAAGCAGAATTAGTTGCAACCAAACTCAAAGCATTAACTTCCATTCTTGATGATGACAAAGAAGACAACATCGAAAGAGAACAATTCGAACAAACCCTACTTACTATGATGGGTGAAGCAGTCGGTATTGATTTAGAAGCAGTCTGTGTATTCGGTGACACTACCTACACTTCAGGAAGTCCTGCAGCAGCAGACCCATTATTCAGCTGCATTGACGGCTGGTTAAAATCCGCAACTACCACATTAAAATCTGATGGTGCCAAAGGCTCCGGTACTAAAGACTTCGACTTAGCAGATGGAATCACTGCAATGTTCGATAAAATGTTATACTCCATGCCAGCAGCATACAGACAAGCAAACTTAATGAAAGACCTTGTATTCTATGTTCCTTTCGAAGTTCAAGAAGCTTACAGGGAATTCTTAATTGACCGTGAAACCGGTCTCGGTGACAGTTCCTTACTCAATGCTGAAGAATTACAATACAAAGGTATTCCTGTTAAATATGCTCCAGTGTTAGATGCTGCAGATGGACGTACCGTTCATGGTAATGTTGCATCAATCCTTACTGTTCCTGAATTCCTCTGGTACGGTGTTTACAAAGACATTAGTGTTGAACCTAAACGTATCGTCGAAGAAGAAAACACTGAATACTACTACAGATTCAGAGGCGATGCTACTGTTCAATTCGCTGACTCTGTTATCGTAGCAGACATTACCGCTGCAGAAGCAGCAGCATTATTATAAGATGTGATGGGTGGTGACTCATTATGTCTATGAGCTTAAAAAAGAAAGTGAAAGATTTGGAAGCAAGAGTTGAAGCACTCGAAAACCCTGAAACCGAAAGTGCCTCCGACTCTGAAGAATAGAATGGTGATTCAGTATGGCAGAAAAAAAGAAAACCACAAAAAAGAAATCTGCTAAAAAAGAATTACTCCCTTTTGATGAATTACCAATCCAAGTCAAAAGGAATCGTAGGAATTTATACGAATACATTAGAACCGGTGAACTACCGGAATAAAAAAAAATATTAAGATGTGATATTTTATGCCAGATGAAGTAGACATTGAAGAAACTCCAACAGAGGAGACCACAGAACCAACAGTCACTACTGATGAGGAAACTGTGGATTTATGGATAAGTGTAGACAATGTAATCAACTTCCACGGTTTAAAACCACAGCACCTAAACATCAAAAAAGATGACACAGATGCTGACAATAAACTTGAAGCAATCATAACCGATTGGATTGTACAGGCACAGGACCTAATCAATGTCTACACTAATCGACAATACACTAGTGAAACTGCTAGACCTGCAGTAAAAAATGTTTGTTTAAGATTAACTTCAAATATGGTTAGTCTCGCAATACAAAAACGTGACAGCCCAATCATTAAAGTCAATGATTGGACCATACAAAATGTTCCATCAGATATTTTTACTGATGAGTTGAAAGATGATCTAAAACCTTTCATCAAAGACAGTAGTACTGAACCTGATAGTATTGGTGTCTATGCTATTACTGGTGAGGATGTTTTATGGTAACTGTTATTGTTGAACTGAATGGGAATCTTGGTCATTTGGATGAATTGATGAAAACTACCATCAAACAAGGTATGAACTTAACTTCTCAACACTTAGTTGCAGAATTACAAACAAGGTCACCAAGAGACCATGGGCTCCTTGCACAATGGGCTCCACATGTTATAAGTGATACTGAAATCCATGTTAAATCTCCGGCATATTATGCTGGATGGGTAAATGATGGCCACTCACAACAACCGGGAAGATTTATTCCAGGTACATGGAAAGGTGGTAAATTCAGATATAGTCCTAGATCTAAAACTGGTATGGTCTTGAAGAAATCACATGTTGCTGGTAAGAAATTTGTTGAAGCAAGTATTAGTGCGACTGCTCCAAGGATTAAGGAGTTTTTCACAATAAAAGGATGATAATATGACTGTTAATATTCTAACTGGATTTGAAAAAATCAACACAATCATTAATAAATGCATTACCGATGAAATCACTGAGAACGGTATACTATCCGATGTGGAAACATTCGTCAACACTTACTATAATGAAGGCCAAGTCGAAGAACCAGTAATATGGATAACCCAACACCCAACCACAGTTGAAAGGAACCCAGATATCAGTAAAACTGCCATATTAAAAACACCTTTCGAATTCGACTGTGGAGTATATGAGGTTGATTTGGAAGATGCTAACACTTCAAGTCAAAATCTCTGTAACAGGGTAATCCTATCTATACTAAAGAACTGGCAAACAATACAAAACGAAATAATACCTGGACACCGAATGATAAGAAACATCGAATTAGACACCTACAGTCCAATGGGTTACGTCGATGTCGAAGGTAAAAGCGACAAAGTACCAATCACCGGTGTAATCTTGAATATATATCACATTATCAACTGGCAACAATGTTGCCAACAAATCAACAATGGAGAATAACGATTATGGTAGATAGAGGATTTGGATTAGAATTAGAATCCACATACGGAGACACTACTGTTACTAAATCCCAATTTGACCCTGACTTCTGGAATCAAGCAGAAGATGTTGATTTCAACCTTGGTGACGAACCCGTCACAAGGAGTGGGGGTTCAAGGATGAATAAAAGGGCAAGAGCAGGGATTATGAAACCAACCGGTTCCACTACTGCAGATGCTGACTTGCAACAATTAACATGGTACTTCAGAGGATTCTTGGACAATTATATTTGTACTGAAGGAGATACACCAGAAACTGGTCATACTCAAACTTATATTCATGAATTCTACGGTGGAGAATGTAAAGAACTACCAAGCTTCCGTGGTATCGCCGTTTATGATATGCTTAAAAAGTATATTTACGGTATACTCTGCGATGGTATGAAATTAGAAGTCAGTGACGAGGGAATGACTGTAAGTGCTGACTGGATTTACAAAACTGAAAAAGCAGGCATCATTGGAATTGATAGTGAAACATTCACAAGACCGGATGAATTAACCGCAGAACAAATCTTTATCATGTTCTACGATGTCAGTTTAAAACTTAACGACCTCCCACTAGATGGAGTAAGTACTCAATGTAATTTTGAAGGTAAAAACAATCATGATGTAGAATCCACAATCGGTTTAGGTAGCCGTTACCCACAAAAAAGGGCACAAGCCGGTAAACGTGAAAACACATTAGCAATCACAACTACCTTAACCAGTGACACCGTAAGAAGCATACTCAATGCTCAGTATGGTGAAGTTGGAGCATTAGAACCAAGTTCCTGTAAACTCTTACAGTTACCATTAGAAGTAAACATCCAACACTGTGAAGACAGTGACATCAGCTGCAAAATACTCTTCCCAAAATGTACTGTAAGGGTAGAATATAATATGAGTGGAGTAGATGTAATCGAAGCCACACTCACATTAGACACACTCGGCAGTGGAAAAGTAACATTAGCAGATGAAACCACTGAAATACAAACAGATATGTATGTTAAATTAGTGAATTATGTAGAAGAATTATCAGTATAATTCTTCCCCAATATTTTTTTTAAAGTGAATTACCAAAGGTGGAAAAATATGACTGTATTAACAAAAGCAGACATACTCATGGGAGTAGACTCTCCTAAAAAAATACTAATAGAAGCATTAGGTGGTGAACTATGGCTCAGACCATTATCTTCAGCTGAAGCTAACGAAATACTAAACATCGAAGCACAAGGTTATGGAACATTCAACGCCAGTAACATTCGTGGACAAACCACCACAGATGGTAAAATGAACCTTGCCAAGATGCAAGAAAAACAAGCCGAAGCAAAATACCACGCCATTCACATTAGTATCAATAATAAAAAGAATGATGAATGGGAATACGAAGAAATAAAACAATTATCATCAGATGCAATCGATGAATTATACGAGAAAATAATGGATCTATCAGGAGTTGACGTCACCGAACGTGACATAAAACAATTTCCTGAAAACGAATGAAGGCAAACAAATAATCATTCTTGAAGATAAAGGTTATCATTTAACAAATCTCCAAAATCAACTAACCATTCCCCAAGAATTATTCCTGATTCTTGGCTGGGAATGGTTAGAGAAAGAACGAGAAAAACAAATTAAAAAACAACAAAAGTAACGGTTAAAATTAGAGGCAGATAAAAAGGCCATCAATTAGGTATGGTGTTCTTTTTATCTGCCTTTTTTTTATTAAACATGGAGCATAATATAATGGTTAGTCAACAATTACTGAACATTATCATCAAAGCACAAGACCAAGCCAGTAGCACTGCTAAAAAAGTGGATGAGAGTATTAAACAGATTGGTAAATCATCCAGTATGCTTAGTAAGATTCCTGGTTTCGACACTATGAAATCTAAGATTAGTAGTGTTGCTCAAACACTTGATGGTAGGTTCGGAGGTGCATTAACCAAAGCAAGGAATAATTTCAGTACTTTAAAAAACAGTGTTACCAGTGTTACTTCCACTATCAGGAGTAAGTTTGGTGGTGCTGTTGATGGTATACGGAATAAATTATCCGGTTTAAGTAAAAGTACTAGTAATCTTCAATCCGGTTTTGGTTTCTTACGTGGTGCAGCGTCGATGGCTGCAGGAATGATAGGTTATGATTTAGTGAATAGCTTAATGGAAAATACAAGAGCATCTTTGAATGCAAGGTCCAGTATTCAGTCTTTTGGTACTAGGTTGAATATGACTGGAACGGAAGTTAGTAATTTCCAAGCGGACTTGGATAAGTTACAGTCTACTTTTAAGAAAGTGGATATGGATGTTGTGGGTCAGCAAGCAATGGATATGGCTTTCCGTCTTGGTTTGCCTAAGGAATCATTGACTCAATTGACTGAAACAAGTGCAATCTTCACTGATGCGATGCAAAGGAACGGTAGGAGTGCCGAAGATGCTACATTGGCTTTGGCGGATGCTATGGATGGTGAATTCCGTAGGTTGAAAGAGATTGGTATTAGTCAAGAGGATTTAATGAAGAATGGTTGGGATGGAGACATCAACAACAAGACTGGATTGCTTAATGCTATGAATAAATCCTTGAAGGAGCAGCATTATGATGAATTAGCGAAATCAGTGGATAATTTGGATGATGCATGGCAAGTATTAAGTATTACAATGAGCAATCTCTTAGAAAGTATCCTTGTACCATTAACTCCAGTACTTGTTGGTATTGTTACTGGGGTAACTAGTGCAATAGATAGTATAAAAGGAGTAGTGAAAGGCATACAAGATGCTTTCAATGGTTTACCGGACTTTGCTAAACTTGGACTAGGAGTTGGAATAGTTGCCGGTGCAATCGCATTAATCGCCTTCGTATTGTGGACAACATATATCCCCGCATGGATAGCCGCAGCCGCAGCAACATGGGCGGCAATAGCACCAGTATTACCTATTGTAATAGCGATAGGTGTAGCGATTGGAATATTAGTCGCCGCTGTCTTTGAAGTTGGAAAAGCTTTCGGTTGGTGGACTGATGTAGGTTCAATGTTAGATGCGATTAAGTCAGGTGTCATGAGATTATGGGAGGCTTTCATTAATCATCCTGATGTTCAAGCTGCGATACAATGGATTAGTAATGCTTTATCAACATTATGGAGTTGGATTGTTCAGGCCGGTCAAGCAGTACTCGAATTCTTCGGAATCAGTACTGGGGGTGAGTTTGATGTAGTCAGAGCATTAATTGAAAGTATTGGTTTTGCATGGCAAGTAATATCTACTCCAATACGGACTGTGATTTGGTTACTTCAAGCAGCATGGAGTGCCGGTGCAGCTGCAGGAGATGCAATCGGTGGATTTTATAATGATACTATTGCACCATTCGCAGAGTTTATCTCCGGTGTTTTTGCTCCAGTATGGCAAACACTTATTGATATGTGGAATGGTTTTACTGAAGCTGCAATGCCTGCAGTAGAAGTGATTCAACAATTCATGCAAGGTAATGCCGACCTTGGTGAGGTTGCTGTGGCGGTGGTTACTGCTATTTGGAATATGTGGTTGACTTTCACTGTTAATTTGAGTAATCTGTTATTGACTCTTGCAGGTAACATGTGGAGTTGGGCATCTCAGGCAGGTATGAACTTCTTGAATGGTATTGCTACATATTTATCTCAATTGGCTCTTCGTGTTTACAACTATCTGAACAGTGCTAAGATTAATATTATTAATCAGTTGAGTAGTTGGGTTAGCAATGCTAGAACTAAAGCTAGTCAGTTTGTTACTGGTATTATATCGTTTATTAGTCAGTTGCCGGCTAGGGTATACAATTATCTTGTTGCAGTGGTTTCTCGTATTGTTTCTGCAGGTCAACAATGGGTTAACAGTGCTAAAAATAAGGCCAAAGAAGTAGTTGACAATGTAGGGAACACCTTAAGTGATATGCCGAATAAGGTTGCTTCTGCTCTTGGTGGTGTTGCTAGTGCTATTGCAAAACCCTTTGAAGAGGCTTATAATCGTGTGGCAGATTTAGTAGGTAAGATTAAAGATAAAGCTTCTGAATTAAGTGGTATCAGTCTACCGGCTATGGGTGGTGATTTGCCTATGGATGGAGATCTTCCTATGGGTGGTGATTTGTCTGTGTCAAGTGGTTCACCTAGAAGCGGTGGTGTGCCTGGGTCAAGTGATTCACCTATGGTGCTTGATCATAACTTGAATGTTACACTTGATTTCAGTAATGTGCCAGGACATATATCTACTGAGCAATTAGTATCTGCTTTAACTGACAAGGGAGTTATTCGTGAATTGGTGAATAATCGTGATTTCCAGTTATTGGATAATCAGGCTAAGGAAAGGTTGAATTTGAAGATTAATCGTGCTAGAGGAGTATGAGATTTTATGGAGAAGATTATTGTTAATCCAAGACAGGTTCGTGCTTTAGGGGATATTGTTTCCCCTAAATGTGTTGCTGATTTTGAAAAGTATTGTTGTACATTGACTGAGAGTACTGATGCTAGTTTTGGTGATTTGTATACTAGTGAATTTTTACCTGGTGCTAGGTTGGTTATTGATTATCCGGGTAGTGTTAGTGTAGATGATGATGATTTTACTGTGGATGTGTTGTTGAAGGATGATTCTGGTGCTGTGATTAGTGGTGCTAGTGTTTATTGTGATTTTAATGGTGATTTGAGTAGTGAGACTACGGATAGTAATGGTGAGGCTTCTTTTACTTTATCTTGTGATGGTGAGAGTAGTGAGTACTGGTTTCGTGTTTGTTATGCGGGTACTGGGAGTTTGGCTGGTGCTATTTGTCGTGGTGTGGTGACTGTTGTTGATTATGAGGGTGTTGATTTTAGTTTATTAGTGGATAATCCGGTTTTGTGTGGTGGTGAGTTCGCTGAATTTGTTGCTAAGTTGGATGTGTTGAATGGTAGTGGTGTTATGGTGCCTGTGTCTGGTGCTGTGGTTGAGTTTTATATGGATGTTGATGTGGAACCGGCTAGTATTAGTTTGATTAGTGATAAAGATATATTATCCTATGCTGATGGGGGTGATTCTTGTACTTTGACTGCTACGGTGTTAGGTTCTGATAGTCAACCATATGAGGGAGCAACAGTAGTTTTTAAAGCATATAAAGGCGAGACATTAGTGGAGACTATTGGTTCGGATACTACTGATTCGTCTGGTGTGGCTAGTGTATCTTATAGTAGTAAAGGTGCAGGTGATTTAAGTATTCGTGCGGAGTGTATGAATGTATCAGGAACATTCTCCATAGAGGATATTTACTACTATGGGGATTATGATAAAATCAAATCTAACTGGACTAAAAATACCGCCGTTAGTGGTAGGGATATATACTCTCCTACATTTTCTGATTTAACTGATGATGTTGAAGTGGAACTTAAATTCAAGAATACTGTGCCAGATAACTTTGTAATGGGATTCGGAGCAATAAGCAGTCCTTACACTATGAAAGCAACATTCTTGAAAATAGTTAATTATAATAGTTTTAGTGCATATTATGCAACCTCATCACAAGATAACCAACATACAGACATATCTACAACTTTAACAACAAATACAGTAATGAAATTAGTAACTGAAAACTTACATACTGTTAAATGGTATGTTGATGATGTGTTAAAGGTTACACAGAACACGAGAACATCATTACCTTTACATTTAAGATTAGATGATTTTACTTCAACACCATTGAATTTAGATTATATTAAAATCAGAAAACTATAATGGTTTTATCTTCAAGTTTTTAGGAGTAACCTATACTCCTAACTTTTCTTGAACCTTGTCGTTAATTGTGTGCAATATCTTGTATCTTTTATTAACCTTGCAAACAATTATATATGATTTCAAACATATATGCACATATGACAACAAATATCCGAATAAGCAAAAACAATCGAAACAGATTAGTTGAGTTAAAAACAGAATTAAAGTGTAAAAACCTTGATGAAGTCATAACTCACCTAATCGAAGTCAATATGAAATATGAAAACAGTAACATTGTAAGGTTGGTGAAAGAATGACTGAAAAACGATTTTATTTAAATGAGGGAGAAGTAAATATTTTAAAAATACTTGACCTTGAAGAAGATAATGAAAATATTTATCTTACTTCTTCAAAATCAGATATGAAAATGGTAGTGGTACTCTTAAATGAGTTACATAAAGAGAATGAACAACTACGAAAAGAAATTGAAGATTTGAACTGGGAATTAACAGAAATCAAAAAATCAGAAGATGAAAATTATAACATAACTGATGGATTATGGTGATTTAAATGAATATGAAAAAACCATATCCATATTAAAAGACCGATTAAATCAATAATGTTATTTCACCAAATACCATCACACCACCATTTTCTTATACCTTTCTGATAGTACGAAGTTTTAAAAAGAGGTAAAAAAATGACAATTATAAAAGAAATCGGAAAATACTTTATGACCGAAACAAAAGGAAATTATCACATCTATGATAATTCGTTATACGAAAATCGCATAATAGTTTCCATAAACACACCAAATACAGAATTAAATAAAACCATCGCAAATAATGTATTTGATATGATTGTTAATAAATAACCTCTTTATTCACATTTTTAGTGTAACTTTCTTGTAGAAGTATACCTGTATCTTTGTATCAGAAATACACGAAAAAGAAAAAAAATAAAAGAGGAAAAAAAAACATGACATTCATAAAAATAGGAAGCGGAACCACAAACAAAAAAGGTTACGCAATAATGAACAAAAACAAACAAAACCAAAAAATAACACACAGCTACACCGGCACCGAAGCCGGCAAAACCCAAATAATAGCAAAAATAAAAAACACCGAAATAACCACCACCCCCACAGACATTTACGACACAATATGGTACGACAATGCCACAACAGACAACACCAAGAAATGGAACTGGAACAACCTAGAACACAGTATAATCGAAGAAGGATGCCTAATAAACGGAACACTAACAACCGTAATCGCACCCGCCAAAAACGGAACAAGCATATTCATATCAGGCAACCAAAACCACATCTTCGAAATCGACATAAAAAGCATAGACGCCAACACAATCAGAATCGGCTTACTAACATACACGTTCTCAGTAACCTCCAGTACAGAAGAATTCAAAAAAATCAAATTCGAAATAACCGACAAAAATCTCAACTACTACATCGACGACACACTAATATCCACCAAATCAGTAGAAAACAAATTCACCCCGTTAGGAATACTCATGAACGGAAGCATCATTTTTAAAAACGCAAAATACTACCCAATATAGAGAGGTGAAAAATAAAATGGTAACAACAAAACATAAAACCGTTACACCAACCGAAACCGCTCAAACCAGAGGCGGTAAATACCAAACTTTTAAAAATTTGGATAATGTGACAAAATTAGATAGTACTTATGCTGAAACTGCAAATATTGGCGGTAAAAGTAAAACTTTAAACCGACCATCTGCTGTCAGATTATTCAAATTCAAAGCAGGATTACCCACCGGAGCAATAATCACCGGTATAACTGTGAAATATAAACATAGTAAAACTGCTGCAAGTGGCAATAAAACACCGAATATTACTGCTCCTACTGTTACTTTAATGAATGGCGAGTCTGCTATTAAATATAGTAATGGTAAAAACATGGCTCATAAAGGAAAAGCACCTACAACTACTGCTACTGAAATAACCAATACTTTTAAGGGAGCATGGGATTACAATCTGATAAATAATAATAATTTCGGTGTAAGAATAGATTACCCAACCAATGCCAACGAAAACGAGGGAACTGTCAGATTATATTATGTGAAAGTAATTATCACTTATCGCCCAGCAAATTTCACTTTAAACCTACAAAAAGTAAAAGGACAATATAACGGTGATGAATTCGAATTCACAGCAACATTAAACAATCCTAATAAAGTAGCATACGACCCTCTGGTAACGATAACGGCACCTGCAGGATTTTCATTAAAAAGCTGGAAAGGAAGCGGAAAAGTAACTAAAATTCAAAATGGAGTTTACCGATGGGCACCAGTAGTAGGAGTGAAAACTGGAAGCCGTCAAATGAAACTAGTTTTTGATGTTGATATAACATATGGTACAGGTGTTGAGTATAAAACATGTACATTGGAAGCAGTAGAAAGCCTACAACAACATTCCAGTAAACGTGAGTTTAAAGTATATAAAACTAAACCTAAAGACCCAGAAGTAGACCCTGAAACCGACGGTGAAAAAAACATACAAGATGATGATCTAAAACCTGAAGCTCCTAAAATTGCATATGTTGCTACTGGTGAAAGATTTAATTTAGACTTCCAATTTACACAAGAAGAAGTGAATAGCTTCCAATCTGTTTATGGTGGTAGAAGAGTATTTTACATAAGTGTATATAATAATCCTGACTTTGCAATTGATGATTTCTCACAAGAAACAGAAATAAGCTATGATATGGTATACCTCACAAGTTTAAATGATGATTATTCTTATGAGAAAAAGTATTACAGTAATGTTGTAGGTCAAAAAACAATTATTGTATGGCAAGGAACAATTGGAACTAGTACTGTTGTTCGTAGACTGGATTATGATGTATATCCATCTTCAATCACTACCCCCTTTGCGTCAGTGTTAACATTATCTAATGAAGAGTTAAACCGTCTTGGCGATGGTTACGCTTACACAGTACAATCTGATATGAAAGTATACGGACATAGTGAATACTATAACGATAGTACAACCAACAGTTTAACATATGTTTCATCAACCACACACATCACAACAAAAGCTGATGGTGGACCCGTCCCTCGACCAGACCAATTCGTCTACGAATTTGACTTCAAAACCACATCAACAGATGCAAGGGTATTCATAGCAAATGAGTCATTAGAAGGTAAAGGCCCACTGGATTTCCCAGAACATGAAATATCAATGGGAACAATAGATGGAAAGTTAGTCGCTCAGATGAACGGGGATGCCGACGATTATAATGAAGGGTTTGAAGGGGGTACCGCAACATTAGATACATATTATCATATGAAGATTGAATACGATGGAGCGACAGTTTCTTGTTATATTGATGATACCCTTCTTGGAACTTTTTCAGGCTGCAACTGGATAAAAAATGTCTCTGACATATACTTTTCATTATTCATCAGTGAAACTGGAACCGTAACCTGCAAGGATAGAGTGTTGTGGTATGGAGAAGGTGACAGTTATGTCCGTGATTGGCCTAAAAGCTTCAAAATCGGAGTATTCAACAACGCCATAGAAGACAACATCAAAAATGTTGTGATAGATGGTGAAGAAATACTCATAGATACAACTAATTATGATACTCTTAGTGCTGAAGATCTAATTGAACATGCTGAATTTTGGAGTACTGCTCCAAATAAAGTGAATAATTTTTCTAATCTTGAATGTGAGTTCAGGTATAATGATGATTATCCATTGTATATTTTAATCTGTGGTGATTACTCTGAAGCAGATACTCCTGGGGATATTGTGTTTACTGAACCTGTAATTGCGGAATCACAATATTATGAGGAAAGAGTTAGTAATGGTGTTTATCCTGTACCAATCGATGACCTTGTTTTGAATGATGGTAGTACTTCAGAAATCAATATTAACGCATTATCCCACTCCGATAAAATCGTATTCTACGATTTCCCTTTAGATGATGATTATGGTACTAATGATGAAATCGCTATCAGAGGCATTGCATTAAATGGTAGTCTTGAACAGAACACAGATAACCTGATATTGTCCGCTAGTCTTGTTAACAGTAAAAATGAATCTAAAACACGAAGTATTGTATTAGATGAATTAGATGCAACACCTGATGCAGATACTGATTTCACTATTGGACAAGTTGGTGACTTATGGGGTTTCAGTACTAATGATATTAAAGAGTTTGAAGACTGGGAAGTTCATTTAAGTTTAAACAATGCTATTAATGAATTTGATGCAACTTGTAACTTTGGGGACATCAATCTAACTGTCTTTTATGAGACTATTGAACATCAAAAGATTAAATGTTACATTGATGGTGAAGATTTAAGTTATTACGGTGTTTTTATTCAAGATGTGAAAATCCCAGAGGGCCTGAAAACTGATACTGATTACATTAATGTGAATGGAACAGATGTGAATAACCCGTATAGGCAGAACATTCGTGAGAAAACTATTGAAGTAAAGTTTGACATTGGTGATAACTGTGACCTTGAAGCTGCAACATTATCATTAAGGCAATTAACACGATTACTCGTGAATGAACGTGACGAATACAATAAACCAATACCTAAACGAGTGGAATTTAGTCATTATCCGGATGTTTACTGGGAGTATATCATGGAAGATACATTAGATAATGATGTGGAATTATCCAGTTATACTGTAAAAGCCAAACTTGTCATACCTGCAGGTACAAGTTATGATAAACAACCCACAGTAACCAACACTACAGGTTTTTTAAGTGGTTTAGCAAGTGTAAGACCAAATATCATCTTTAAACCAATCGGAGACCTAATAACCATAAAAGAAACCATTAGCGAACAAGAGTTCAACATGACCTATAAAGATGCAAGTTGGGCTGGTAAATACATTGAAATAGACTGCGACAATCGTATTGTTTGGATGAAAGAAGATGAAGATGACGAAGACGGAATAAACATCACCAGTTATGTAGACTGGGACAGTGACTGGTTCACATTATACGGAGAGTATAACTTTGAAACTGTTGACTGTGCAATATTATCCGTACAATGGGAAGAAAGATGGTGAAGACATTATGACAATGAGTATTATAGCATTAACCCCCCGTGAAGAGTTTTTACAACAAATAGACCCTGATTTATGTGAAATCAAAGAGACCATCACTAAAGATGGTCTCCGTACCATCGCTTTTGAGTACAAATTCCAAGACCCAGTAGAAGACAAACAATTATTCAAACTTGGGAATAAACTGTGGATAACTGGAGACATCAACTTAAAAGATTGTTTGTATGTGATTAACACTAAAGTAAAGCAAGATTACTTTAAAGACAATTGTTTCACATTCGAAGCTGAAGAAGTATTAGTGGAATTAAACAATGCTCCGGTGGTTTCTCATTTGGATTTAGATAGTGCAGTGTTTAAAACAAGAAACGTTAACAATAACACTACTGAATTAGAAGTTAAAATTGACTGGAATAGTCTTAATTACTGGTTTGGTGATTTCTTCAACTTAGGTGTTGTTCAAGACTGTTTAAATGCATCTGTACAATGGATACCATTCTTCGGTTCTTATAACTTAATGAATCTCCTACGATTCATTGAAGAACAAACCGGTAATGTATTCGTAACAAGATACGAAAAAGACATACAACACAATACAATACACCGATACCTGGACTTCTTAAACCCTATCAATGTATCCAAACATTGGGAATTCCATTTGGAGTATGATTTTGCACAAGCAATGGTAAGAACATTCTACGATGAAAACGGAAACGAAACCACCGATGACAAACCATGGGAAGTACTACGATACAATAACAGCCACGTACCAACCGGACAAACCGAAGACGTAGAACCATACGACCCAGAAGAAGAAGCCGCAATCCTACAATACGACACACTCGACACTGACTACAAATGGATACAGGAAGACGAAGAAGTAGAAGACGAAGCATTAAAAAGAGAATACCACACAATACCAAACTTCGACACTGACAATGCAGTATTCCAAATCACCACTCGTGATGGTGACCCATTAAACGCAGATGGTACAATCTACACCGAAGGCGATGACAACCCACTAATCTGGTCATGTGCCGACATAGACATAGATGGAAGCAACCCCCATGTCTTAATAACATTATTCACAGACAACGAAAACCAAATAGACATACTCGGATTAACTGCAAATAATAAAAGCTTTGCAGTAGTAAGTGAAGAAGGAGCAGAAAGACCAGGTTATGTCGCATACACAAACAGCATACACGAAAATGCAGACGATGACAACAAAAGAGAAAATGGAATAATCCCCGATGACAGTTACTTTGAAATTTATGATCAAGTCACCGAAACAGTATTGTTCCGAACTCAAATTAATAGATCTATCGGAACTGTCCATGAAGAAGTATTAGACTTTGGTTTTAACCTTGATAATATTGAGTATGATATAGATGAATCTAATGTTTATACTAGTGTTGCACCGATACTTCAATATAATGCAAAGAACACTTCAAATACTTTAACTAGAGACCAATTCAGTAATTTATTACGAAGGTATCGTAATTTATCTTTCAACAAAGGTGATAAGATTCCGATGATACTGCAGAAAATCACCGTAAAAGCATCATCACTAGAAAATGCTAAAATGGCTTTAGGAAATTATGTTGAACATTCCGGTGCCAACGAATCTACAAACCCTGCTAATTACTGGGTAAGACCATACAAACCACAAGACAACCGAGACACAACTACACCTGCAAACAGTACATGGGAATTCATCAGAGCAACAGCATACTGGAGAGCACCATACCGAAAAGTAGCCGGACACCTTGAAGTTGAATTAACAGATTTACAAAGTATTGAATACGATAACATCTTTGGAAGACCGGACACCAGAGATGAAAAAGGAGTAAGAGTATTTTCAAAAACTGGTACAACCGAATCCACTGACGAAGATGTATACAGCATCTATAATCAAGTAGCATTATACCTAAAAGACCATTCCACACCAAAAATTGAATTTGATGTTGATATAGCAAACCTCGAAGCCGGCAAGTATAATGACTATGACATTCACGACAAAGTCTATGTGAAAATTCCGGGGTCATCTGAATTGATAACTGCAAGAGTTATCGAGACAAGGAAAGAAGCAAATGATATCGCTGCTAATACCATTAAAATCAGTAATTACTCCACCACCACTTTGAAAAATATTACTTATAGTACTGTTATTCATTGTAATAATGTGAATTATAAATATCCTAACAGTAAGCAGGTTACTGCAAGGTTAGAGAATTTGGATTATGATGAAACGGATTCTTATTCAGTAAAATACCCTGCTAATAAGTTAATAAGTTTTACTTTGTATGCTGTTAAAGATGGTCAGAGAACATTCAAGAAAGTGTACACTAAGAAAACTGATGCATGGGGTTATGCTAAATTGAATACTAAATTTGACCCTGGTGATTATGAATTTGAAGTTAGTTTTGCTGGTGATGAAGAATACACCGAAACAGATGCTACTTGTAAAATTAGTGTTGGTGGTAAAAAACCAACTAAGAAAAAGCAAAAAGCAAGTAACAAAAACAAAACTACAAACAACAATAAGAAAAAAGTTACTAAAACCACTTATTATGATAAATTGGGTAGGTCACCAGATAAGAAAAAAATATTGGCAATTGGTAGACCTTCAGCTAGTGGTGATGAGGGAAAATATGATTTCTATGGAATGGAATTCCAAAACTACTGTCCGAAATGTGGTAAGAAAGGTACTTTGTTCTGGGATATTTTCTTTGCAGGAAATGAACATAGTAACAAGGGTTATGTCCGAGTAACTGGAAACAAGGAAGGAGGTTCTGCTGAAGGGCATATTTTCTGTGCTAATCGTAAATGTGATGGAGATTTCTCTTGTCAAGGCAGAGAACATGGTTACACAAATAAAAAACTAAAAGTAACCAAAAAACGATTCAAATCAACAAAAAGCGATGCCTATAAACTTAAAAAAGGGAAATATGTCTACAGTCAAGCAACCAAGGAAATAAAAACAAAAAACAACAAGAACACCAAAAAACGGAAAGTAATAGGTCCAGTATCCAAAAAAATACAAAACCTAGCATTATCCATTGTAAAAGATAAAACCGGATACCAGGCTATGAGAGAAATCTGTAATTGGATGGACAAAAATATACCTTACAGAGGATATACTAATTTCGTAAGGGGGCCTCAGGAAGTGGTTAAACGTGGTGGAAATTGTTGTGACCAAACAAGACTACTTTTCCACTTGTTTGATGCTGCAGGATTAACTGAATTTTACGACATGTATTATGTGAACTTGTCTTGTCCATCATATGGGCATGTATATGCTCGTATAAGGTCCAAGAAAACCAAGAAATGGACTAATATTGACCCCGCGTCAGATAGTTATGGTTGTTATGGTTATGTTTGTGATAGTTGTAGTAGGACTTCGCCAGTGGATAGTAAGTATCCGAAACTGCCATTTGGATGATGTATATGTTGGAAAGAGATATTGATCGTCATGCAGGATGTCCTTACAGACATTCCTGCAAAAAAGACGAAGAAAAATGTTGCTATTTAGTGAAGAATAAATGTATCATTGAGGAATTAGAATGAACATTGACAATCGTAGATTAAGGGAAATACAAAGACAAATAAAAGCTTATCAGACTTTGATAGAATGTGATGACTCAAATATTGAAGAACGTTTAATCTACACAGGGAAGATTGAAGCTTTAGAACGGGAAGAAAAGGAAATTTTAGAACGTTACGATGTGATAATATGAGTGAATATACTTATAATGAAATTGTAGAAAAAGCAAAAAACATTAAAACAAATGTGGAAAAGGATTATAAACTCGGAGAGTCAAGTGCTTGGACTTACTACATCTGTAAAGAAATAATCCAAAGAACCAAGACAGTAGCAAAGATTGGTGTTGGTGGTGCAACTCAATCACAAGGAAACGATTTAAGCCGTCAAATAAATCAAAAAGACTACTTGGATATGGCAAAAAGACTAGTCAACTTCGTGGAAAACAACCACAAACTACCGAATTACATAACCTATAACAAATACAAGGTTAGAGTATCCGATTACACCTACATGTTCGCCCGTATACTTGCATATTATGATAATAAAAAGAAACTCCCTGCATATGTCAATGTGAACAGTAAAGCATTCACCAAACCCACCGAAAGCAGTAACGAAGTTTTCAATTACTGGGTTAAAAAATTCGGATTCACACCAAAATGCATCGACGATGTCTGCGATTACATCTTAAAACATTTCAATTATGAATTTTACTTCGATGACCACAAATCCAACAAACAAGTCATTGACAGTAAAGCAGGAAATTGTACTGACCTGTCTCAGATGTTAAGTAACATGGCAGAAGCATTAGGTTACGAATGGAGATGCATACACACAAAATGCAGACAATCCGGTACAGGACATGTTTACTTAAAACTCCGCAAAGGTGGAGAATGGTTTACCCGTGATGTTGCTTGTATTGCAGATGAATCAAGATACTGTGTGTGGTGTGATGTAGACATTGGCGGGGGAACTCTTTTAGCTGTGAACCCTAACTGGTGGATGGAAAACAGAAACAAGTGATGTCCTATGAATAATATTGAATCAAAGGTATTCTTGTCAACAAAACTACGAAACCTCAAACGGAAACAAGCAAAGCTTGCACAACATGCTGATTTACTTGAAGAAACAGAAGAAATTGGCAAGGAAATTAAAGAAATTGAAGCTCAAATTACCCAATTGCAATGACGATACATCCTATAAAAAGAAACCAACTATCAATAGTAGTGGCGAACATGAAAACGATAGTTGTAAAACCAACATTTTAGAAAAATTAATTTTTCTTACATCTAAAAGGCATAAAAGTAAAAACATTATAAAGAGTAGTTTTTTTCTCACATATATTTTCTTTTTTATAGATCGTGTTTCTGAGCAAAACATTTGGTAATTCACTATTTGTCCCTGACTGGACCCCTTGGGGTTTATGTTGGGGATTATTTTTTTTTACTCAAATATGTTCGTTTCATAGTCTACGAACATTTATTTTTACGATATTTTTATTACATTCAAGGGATAAAGTTAAAAAATGTGAGAGTGTAAGGTTATAGCAGTAGTGATTAACATCAAGTTACACGATATAACCTATTACTTTGCAGATGCTCTCACAAAAAATGCAATAATATAAAGGGAGTATAATAGGTATTATGTTTGTTGTAAGTGAAATGATGGAACGATTTTATGCTGAAAGAAATCACAGTTACAATACCAGATTAGCATACAATACCAGTGTGCAACATTTCGAAAAAGTAACTAATATGAAAATTGATGATATGATACACATAGCCAAAGACGAAAACAAGACCGAATGGGAGCAGACCCACCTACGGCAATGGTTGATAATTTATCGTAACTGGAACTATGACCAATTCAATGAGAATACCGCTAAAAGCAATATAGATAGGGTCAAAACAGTATTCAAACATTACAATATAAGAGTTGATGATTTACCTTACTTCAGTACTAAGCAGGCAAGGAAATCAGAGATTATTGACTATGAGGATTTACCTAATAGGGAAATGCTCAAAAGAGCAATTGAAGTTAAAAATCCTTTGTTGAAAGCAATGACATTATTCATGAGCAGTACTGGTTTGTCAAGGATTGATACATTCAATCTAACAATACATGATTACCTCACCAGTACATACGAATACCATCATAGCAATAATATTTATGATGCTATTAAGAGTATGGATGAAAGTGAGTTATCAGTAGTTCCTGTTTTTAAGTTGCCTCGCCGTAAGACTGGTGAAACATACAGGACCTTTGCCAGTCCAGAAAGTGTCAAAGCAATCAACAACTACTTACTGAGTAGAGATTATTTGGAAAACCATTATCCATTATTTGGGATAAGTTTTAGTTATTTCAATGAACTGTTCAGGAACACTAATGACAAGTTAGGGTTCGGTAGGATAAATGGTGTATCAAGGTTCAGTCCACAAATGCTACGAAGTTATCATGCAAGTCAACTTGCAGAGGCAGGAATGAATGATAGTTTGATTGATTTACTCCAGGGCAGAAAACCACAAAGCATAGCAAGACGCCACTACATTCGTGTAAAACGTGAAAAACTCAAAGAAGAATACATCAGATGCCTACCATGGCTAGTAGTCGAAGACGTAGAACAAATCAAAACAGAAAACGACATACTCAAAGAAGAGAATGAGGAGTTGAAGAAAACAAGGGAAAAGTTAGATGATTTAATTCATAGAATGGATTTACTAGAACAAAAAGGAGAATAAAACAATGAAATGTAATATAAACTGCCCATACTCAAAATATAATGGTAAAAATCGTAATGGAACACAAGATATAATCTGCCACAGTGCAAAGTGGTTTATGGATAGTTCTAAGGATTGTATAGAAGGATATACTGAAGAGCAAATGGAACAATTGAAAAAATTATATCCATCCCCTCCTAAAGAAAGATACAGGGTGTTTACTGATATTGAGAATAAGGAAGAGGTTATTGTTGATTTAGATGAAATCCCTACAGATGATTATAATGTAGTAAGATTATCACTCGAGGAAGTATGTGACTTATTGAATAAACAAGATGAAGAAATAGAACACTTAAAAACAGATTTAAAACAACAAAAAATAGTTATTGATTCCTTGAAAGACCAAAATCAAAAATTAAAATTAAGATTAAAAGATTTAGGAGTTGAATATTATGACTGAACAATTTATTAATTTTTATAAAGTAAAAGAATGTCCTATGTGTAAAAGTAAGGATATTGAAATTCAAGAGACACATGATATTCATAAACGATTAGATGAGTGGAAACTAAAATGTTTAAATTGTAGATATGAATTAAAACAAGATAGACCATTTTAAAAGGTGATAATAATGACTTTATATGGAGAATGCCCTCAAGACAAACCAAAATGTGAAAAAGAAAAATGCAAATATTATGATGAATTAGATTTCCCTGAATGCAGTTTACAAAAATGTGATTCATGCCGATATTACAATGATGGAAGTGGTAACTGCTCAATAAGTGGAGAATGGGTTGACAGAAGTAATTATTGTAAAGAAGGAGATTTTTATAATCCTTATCCAAATTAAAATAAAAGTGTTACTTAATGTAACACTTCTTTTATACTTCCAATGGTTTCAAATTATTCAAAGAATTAAACTCAGTAAGAGCATTCAAAAATTCAGACTCCTCAGACTTAGACATCTTAGACTCAAACAACACACTAGCAATATACTGCTCACCATCAATCTCAATAACCTCAGAATAACCCCCATAACCAAACTTACCATCTTTAGGACTATAACCAAAACCAGTATACTTATAAATATTATCCTGAGACTTATCACCATTACCAGTCATATATTTAACCGCAGTATCATTAATTGGAACCACAGTTAATTGAACTCTACCATCAGTTTCTTTTTCAGATACTCCAAAAGTATCGAAGTCTTTGAAGTTATCAGGTGTTTTCAGTGAAGTGTACTCGATTGCGGTTACGGTTCCGATTGTGAAAATTAGTAGTAGGAGTATGATCATAAATTTTGTTTTCATATAATCACCTTAAATATTACTTTTCAAATGCTCTCTCACATTAACTTAAAAGTATATAATACACATAAAAATCTATTGTAAAACAAAGTTTTATAAAAAAGAATTTACAAAGATAATTAATGGTAAACCTCCTAATATAAGTTGATGGGTCGTAGGTGCGGCAACACCTCGCCATCAACGAACATTAAGAGTCGTTACTAAAAAAACAAATTAACCGCAAGGTATAAGATGATTTCAAGTAACAATAATATATATGAACTTAAATGCTATTTAAAGTTTTTTACAATAGTCCTAGCCGAAATAGGAAGTTATTAGGTTAGTTTGAGTAAGGTCAATAGTATTAATTTGTGTATAAAAAATTATAAAAAAAATATATCTCCCTTTACTTGTTTTCATCTACATATTGTTCGATATAGTTTCTTAAAACTTCAGAGGCATTAGTGTCTTGTTTTTTGCAGACTATTTGGAATTCAGTCCTTAATTTCTTATCCAATCGGATATTCAAGTTTACGATTTCCATGTTCAATATTACTCCTTTTGTGTGTTAATTATATATTTGTAATTATTTCTTTATATATTTATGTAACGAAATAACGAAAGATTTATATATAGAAGAAGTACAATATTAAAATTGAAGATGGCATGTGCGGCAACACATGAAATTTTCACAATAAAACCGCAAGGTGAAGAGAATGACTAAAGAGACTAGAAACTTAAAAAGGGAAGTAACCCTACTTAAAAAACAATGTAGACAGCTATCTCACGAAAATCTACTTTTAAAATCAGAGTTAGCTGATATTAAATTCGTAAACAAAAACCTACTTGGAGTAGAAATGTCTCCAGAAGAAATTGCAGCAGAACAACATGAAAATGAAGTTGTATCTGCAATGGGGTCTTATTTAGGAGATGATTTCTAATGTCAGCTCCAACCCTACACAAACTAATTTTTAAAAGAAACTCCTGTGGCGACTATGACGTCTATGAACAACACCGTTGCCAAGAAAAAGGTTGTTTCTGGACAGATGAAGAATACCTTACCGTATGTCTTCCAGACCACATAGATGAATTCGTAGAAGAATACAATGACAACCTACTTGAAGGAACTGTCGATGAAGTGGATGTGGTAAAATGAGTACAATCTTCAACAGAGATACCGACACTGTAACAATCCCACAAAAAGAGTACGAAAAACTCTTAGCATACAAACAATTATGCTTTGAATTCCGTGAAATCTTACAAGGTGATGAACAATGAACTGCACAGGATACCCTGCATACTTCGATGAAATTGACAACAGTATGTGTGATGGATGCAACCACGATCATGAATGTTGGGTTGCAGGAAGATGCTTAGTGGAGGATTACGAATGATTTATCAAATTTTAGAATTACACAAATCACTTAAAAAAGGTGAATGTGTAAAAATTGTAGCTTTAGGAGATTATCAAACTCTCCTAAATAAATCAGACATCGTGAAACCAACCGAAGAGGCTCAAGTCCTCAAAATCATAGGCATCAACGGTAGACATGTAGCATTAAATTGTAATCATGTTATCGTAGCTTGTGTAACTCATGAAGGATGGATTTAAAATGGTAGTAAGGCTTGAAAAACAAGTTGAAAAAAGCTTATCCGACAAGGCTATGGAGTGGGTGTTACAACATCCCACTCTATCCTTAATAATACTATTCACACTCATAGCAGTAATATTTACTTTAATATTCCACCTTGTCTATGGGATGTGTACTATTGAGTCAGGAGTAATGAGAAACTACCTGAACAACAGTTTATAGTTACAATTTGTAACAAAGTCATGGAGAGAATTGATTCGACAGTCAAATTACATAATATAATTCCTATTTCCTAGCTCTCCATGATTTCACCCCTTATAATGAGATGATATTTATGAAATTTATAATAAGCAGATATTCACCGAAAATGATACTGGCACATGAATTCACTGCGGATTGGCGTAGAATATCCGAAGAAGAATTCCAAGCAATCGCTTACGATGCCTACTCATGTATCGGTGCAGAAGATGTTGCAAAACTCACAGGTTTTGCATACAACAAAGAACCAGTAAGAGCAAGAATAGGAGATGTCCTATTATTAGCCGACTGGGATAATGGAACATTTGTATTTTGGCGCATAACAATCCGCCAATGTGACAACCCATTATTACGTGAAGAAGAATTAGAATATAGTGAAGAGATGATTTAAAATGGCAATCAAAAAGCAAGAACAAGAAGAGTTACCTTTCCCAGTTGAAATAGTAACCGAAGACCCATCAGAACCTGAAGTTACTGATGTTGCTGTAGTCGAACAAACACAATCTCAATTAGCAGATTACGAAATCCTAAACCCTGAAATACCAATGTCAGTTAAAGTCGGTGTTGCTACCAATGTAGCAAACTGCCTATCCGACTTGATCAAATCACAAGGATTAGTCAAAAAAGGTCTCAATAAAAAAGACCCTGACGCTGAATATGTACTCGTTGAGGGTTGGGAAGTATTAGGTACAATGTTAGGTATTGTACCTGTTACTGAGATTGTTGAACCTATCTGCAATGACAAAGGCAAAGTAAGAGGATACAAAGCAAGAGCATACTTATACCGTAACCCAGTAATGGAACACGGTGAGATTGTTAGCGGTACTCTTATCGCAACCACCGAAGCATCAGCTACTGTGGAAGGATTCCAAAAAGACACAGCAAGTATGATGAGTATGGCTCAAACAAGAGCCCTTGGTAAAGCTTATCGTATGGCTTTGTCTTGGATTATGAAGATGGCAGGGTATGAGGGTACACCTGCTCAAGAGATGAGTACATTTAGAGGGGAATAAATCCCCATTAATACTTTTTTATGGTGATTACAATGGCAATGAAAAGCAAAGAAGAAACAACAAAAGTAAACCAACAAGTAACATTCGAAGACCTCGAATTCGAAGCAGAATACGAAGAAGAAAGAGTATACTTAACCATTTCTGGTAAAGAATACCAAGACGTCCAATCATGGGAACAATACAAAATGTACGACTTCGGACCAGGAGAAGAAGTCGACGGAATACCAGAAATTACCTACTTCGAAAACAAGGATAAGAAGTATGACAGTTTAAGGGTTCGTATATTAGACGACGGCGAATATGCTGATTTATACATCAACATACCGAAACCTGACAAAAACGGATACATAACAGATATCCGTAAAGGATTCGACTTCTACAGAACCTGCTTTGATTTCATTTACAGTGTCTTACGTTACCGTGATGAACACAACGTAGTAGACAAAAACGGTGATGAAGTCAACAAATTCAGCAAAGTCAACATACTAAACTTTGCTAAATATGTAGACCAAATGAAACACATCTACGTAAAAATCATTGAAGGAAACGAATCATCAGATTATGACAGTTGGATAATATACAGAATGGAGTAAAGTATGGCAAGTGGTAAAGCACTGTTAAGGAAATATATTAAAAAATTCCATAAAAAAGAGATTAAACAACTCAAATCCTCAAACAAACAGTGCAAAATCAGTATTGACTATGAAAGTCTAAACACATGGTTACTAAACCAAAGTGGACAAGATTTCTGGGAACTCCAAATCTATGAATACATAGATCTAATGGAAGACTATTTCAATACTGAACATACCACATTAAAATTTACAAATGTACCTGAAAAAGATAGCTTACATGAACTAGATGCAACATGTAACAATCGCTGGATTAGTACCAAAGCAATGATTAAAAACATTACAGATGTAAGAGTGGACTTGAAACAAGCTTCTTATATCTGCCGTGAATGTGGAACACAAAACATTGTGAACATCACCGACCATAACCAAGCTGAAGTAATACCTGCTTTTTGTAAAGGTAAAGACTGTGCAGGAACATCCAAATCTATGAGATTTGATAAAGACACTAGTGTTTATCGTAATTATAAATTAATTAAACTTGAAGAACCTTTAGAGTTAAGGAGTGGAGGTTCTACTCGTGAGTTTAAAGCAATTGTTTTAGATTATCTTGCATCACCATTCACTAATTTAAAAGTAGGTGATGTGGTGGATGTAACTGGTAGGTTTAAAGTAGAACCTCGTAAAGTCAAAGGTAGAGCAGATGGTTATGAGTTTTTAATCCATGTTCATAATATTACTCCAGTTGATGATGTTTTTGAAGATTCACGAATATCTGAAAATGACATTGAGATGATACGTGACCTATCTAAAAAAGGGAATATCTTTGAATTATTATGGCAGAGTTTAGCTCCTGAAGTTTATGGTTATGAAACAATCAAGAAAGGTTTAATACTTCAATTATTTGAAGGCAATAGGCCATCTGATGATACTTTCAAAACCGACACTATGGACAGATGGACAATACACGTACTATTAATTGGTGACCCAGGAATAGGTAAAAGCCAATTGATACAAGCCATGAAAAAACGTGCACCTAAAAACATTACAATCAGCGGAACAAACACCAGTCAAGCAGGACTAACAGTCAGTACAGTTAAAGACGAATTAACTGGAACATGGACAATGGAAGCAGGAGCAACAGTATTAGCAGATACCGGAGTATTATGCATTGATGAATATGACAAACTGAAACCATCCGCACAAAAGTCACTTAACGAACCAATGGAACAACTTTCAGTTTCATCTGCTAAAGCAGGATTAGTTCAAACAATGTCAGCAAGAACATCAATACTCGCAGGAGCAAACCCGAAATACAGTAAATTCGATAGGTACAAACCTTATCGTGAACAATTAGACATTCCAGAAAGTAACCTTTCAAGATTCGATTTAATTTTTGTTTTAGAAGATGACATTGACGAAACCAAAGACAGTAACCTAGCAGAAGCATTACTTAATAAAGATTTCATTTTAAGTGAAGATGAAATTTTGGATGTTGATCTGTTTAAGAAATACATTACTTGGGTGAAAGGGAATTGTTTCCCTGTGTTGTCTGATGATGCTAAAGTATTACTTCGTGATTTTTATGTTAATACTAGGCAAGAAGCATCACAATCTAATGATGGTAAGCCAATAACTGCTAGGGACTTGAAAGCTTTAGAACGATTGACTATAGCAAGAGCTAAATGTGAGAATCGTGAGCTTGCAAGTGTTGATGATGCTATTGAAGCTATAGAGATTTATAGTGAAGCTTTAATCGGTCTTGGTTTAAGTCCTGAAACTGCTGGAGATTTGAGTGGTGTTAAATCTGAAAGTGAGTTAAGTGTTATTAGTAACATGGAAGCTATGATTAAAACTAATATGGATGTCGAAGGTGGCTCGTTGTCTAGTGAGACTATTGAGCATTTGAAAATTGAGTGTGGTATGTTGTGTCATGAAAGTGGTATAAATCAGGAGGGAATTTTTGACTTGGCGTATGAAAATGTTAAAAAATCTCTATAGGGAAATTTTTGAAATCGTATGCATATGCATATGGTATGCATATATGCATGATATTTCAAGACCCCTGACCCCTTTTCTAGGATTTGAGTATTACAAAATGAGGTTGAAAGTATGACAAAAGTTAGAACAACACTAACAATTGAAGAAGAAATTTTTGAAAAAGCAAAAAAGTCAATACCTAATCTATCTGAATTCCTTGAAGAATGTCTAAAACATTACTTCGGTTATGCAAATGGAACATTCCCTATCGGAAACATCAATGACATCACAGACAAGATAGGTAAATTACAAGTAGAACTGTTTTTAATTAACCAAAACTACGACATGGAAACAGCACTAAAAGAAGCAGAAGAATTTGAAAAAGACAAAGCATGGAGATTCCTATGGAACGATTACCGTATCAGATTAATTCCAGATGAACAACTATTAACAGAAGCAGAAGAAAAGCTGCAAATGCATAGTGAAACATTGGAAGACTTACTTGATGAATTATACGAAGTAAAAGATGAAATTGATACTAATTCATGGAATAAGGTTTATCAATGGTGGACAAATAGGAGTGAAAATTATGACTGAGTTGTCTTCGGCGGATTTTTGTAAACTGTCACTACAGGAAGTGGCTGACATGATGGTGAGTAAGTTAGACGATCAAGACACTTGTAAGTGTAAAGTGTATGGTTGTTGTGATGGTAGAATGTTTGAATTGGAATTACGAATGCGTGAGGTGGAAGAATGAGTGAAGATATTTCAAAGTGGATTATTAACCATAGTGGGTTTAAGTTAGATGATAAAGGACATTGGAGAGAATTACAGACAATTCCAAAGGTAGATGATGAAGACAATAAGGAATGGGTTATTGTATCTGTTGTTAGTGTTCCTGTTGATGTGTTGTTGACTGTTTGGGAGGGTCTTGTCAGGGAGTTGTCTGATAAGGAAGTTGAATTGTACAAGTTGAAAGAAGCATATCTAATTGCAGAAAGTAATATAGTTAATGAAACCGACTTTAAGGCATTGTATGGTGCTAATAATCAGAAAGTCAGGGATAATCATGTTAAAGCAGAGTTATCCGATATGGTGTCTACTATGAAAGCATTGGAGTTTGGGATTAACTGGATACGCAGTTATATTCCATTACTCAAGGAAGTAATACGGGTGAAGCAATGAAGTTTGATGTTTTTTTCAGAAATATACTGGAAATGGACAATAAAATTATCAAACAAGGAGTTAAACCAGAAGACGTTGATGTAACTTTCACTAGGGCTTCTGGTGAAAACTTACTCTGTTTGGTGAAAGGTAGTGAAGTGATTACATATTTTAAATGGTGATAAATGATGACTGCACCGATTAAGAAATTGAAACATTATAATAGCCGCCTTACGACTATTTTGAATGAATTAGAAGTGTTAGAGGACTATGAGAATGTAGATTATTCCGATGTGATAAGTGAAATAGCATGGAATGTCAGGCAATTAGAAAACCGCAGAGAAACACTACAACGAAAAGGGGGAACACAATGAGTTGTACTTTGATTCATGGTGATTGTTTAGTTGAGATGGATAAACTCATAAGGGGGGGGGACTAAGGTGGATTTAATATTAACTGACCCCCCTTATGGCACTACACAATGTAAATGGGATAATGTTATTCCTTTTGAGGAAATGTGGGCTTGTATAAATGAATTATCCTATGAAACAACACCCACATTATTATTTGGTGCAGAACCTTTTAGTACAACATTAAGATGTAGTAATTTTAATAACTTTCGATATGATTGGATATGGGATAAAGAAAGAGGAACTAATTTTTTAAATGCTAATAGAACCCCGTTACCATGTCATGAAATAATTAGTGTATTTTATAAGAAATTACCTTATTATAATCCTCAAAAAATGTATGTGGGTATAAAAAATAAAAAACCAATATATCGTACAGAAAATAACAACACTTATGGAGAAATAAAAGAATGTACTCCTTATGTTGATGACGGTTATAGGTTCCCGTTGTCAATAATTCATTTAAATAAATACAAAACCGAAGCAAATGTTTCAGAGGGGGTACACCCTACTCAAAAACCAATAGAATTGTTGGAATATTTGATTAAAACTTACACCAAAGAAAACGATACTGTATTGGATTTCACTATGGGTAGTGGTTCTACTGGTGTTGCTTGTCTGCAAACCAACCGAAACTTCATAGGAATAGAATTAGAAGAAAAATATTACAACATCGCAAAAGAACGATGTAACGAATATCAAAGTAAATTATGGTGATAATTATGAGTAAGTCTTGTTTGAATTGTACTTACTGTTATAATGGTACAATATGTGTATTATTAGATGATTTGATTATTGGTTGGTGTTTTATGTGGAAAAGGAGGCAAAGAGAATGAGTGATACAGGAGTGAATTTCTGCACCGTACGGGTAGACATGAAACAATGTACAATGTGTTTGGAATGTGTAAACACCTGTCCCAACGGTGCATTAACATTTGACAGTGATGTAGTGGTATTCATGCATTCAGCATATGAATGTAACTATGAAAAAGAATGTGAGCAAATCTGTAAGAATAATGCTATAACTATTCTTGACATGTAATTTGGAGGGAAAATATGAAACAAAGATTAACAACAAAATATGGTGACGCAGTATTATGTGCTGACGGATACTATAAAATTTCTACAAAAAGTAAAAAGTTTGGTGGAAAATTACTCCATAGAGTAATTTATGCTGAACATTACGGTGTAGTGTTAAGTAATGATGTTATTATCCATCATATTGATGGGAATAAAACAAACAATGCTATTTCTAATTTAATGCCTATTTCTATTAATGAACATTCAAGAATGCATAAATTGGGGGAGAATAATCCTAATTATGGAGGAATGTCTGAAAAGAATAAAATTGCATTAAGTAATTCTAAAACTACTACTGGATTTTTTAGAGTATGCAAACGTCCTAAAAAAGATAGTATTCAAGGGTTTACTTGGTTATATCAGTATTATGATGAAAATGGAACAAGGAAAAATTTATCAAGTGTTAATCTTAAAACACTTGAAGAAAAAGTTAAATCAAAAGGTTTGGAATGGATTATTCTTGATGAAGAGAAAGCTAAAACAAGTATGGGGATGTGAAAATTGAGGATTATTGAAAGAACATCTGCGGAAGTGGAGCAGGAAGCAGTAGATTTATACGATGCCTGCAAACCACTATTGGATAAAGGTATGACTTTATACCAAGCCGTAAGAGTAGTCAAAAGAATAAGAGGAAGCAGTAACTTTGGCAGCAACGCATGGTACCGTAGATTCAGAGACTATGCCATCGAACAAGGATATGTGAGGAAACGATGAACATCTTTAATGTTATCTATATTGGATTAGGATTAATGCTCCTATTAATCCCCATCCACCACATAATACAAGAGAGGTTGCGATAAAATGGTACAAGACACAATAGACATGAATTATCTAAGGCATTGTAGTGATTATATGCCCATACAACTCCCACGCCCAAGACGCAGAAGACAAAGACTACTATCAGGGTATCCGATAATACATGTAGCAACAGGTGAAGACAAGTGATCGACCCAAAGTTAAATTATTGCAAATGTGGTTACACCTGGAAGTTCAACAAACTTGACATACTACTAATGTTCCTAGGGATCAAGAACACAAAAACCTGCCCACAATGTCAAACCATAATGACTTTCAGATTAATCTACCACACCGCAAAAGTGAATACAGAACCAATAAGGAATAAAGGAGAATTATGGAAAAATGGATAATGAAGAAACCATACGAAACCAATTAAAAGATGGTGTTAGTATTGATGATGTCTGCCGAGACCACCAATTAACCTTTAAAGAGTTAATCGATATACTCAGGTTCTATGACAATCCCGTTCGTACACGAAAACGCCGCAAAGGATGGACACATATCAGCCAAACACCGCAGGGAAGGTTCATAATCACAAAAGACAGTACACATTATGGTACTTTTAATAGTCTTCGTGATGCTCAACGGGTACGGGATTATTTCCGTGAGTATGGTTGGAATAAAGGCTTGTTGGATACGATATGTGAACGGTTGGGAGTGAAACGATGCAAGAAATGACTTGTGCACATTGTAGGCATGCAAGTGTCCAGATTCCATACTGGAACCGATGGAGTGACCCGTTCTGTGCTAAGGGTCATGGACAATGTCAGGTAGACCGGAGTTGTCCTGACTTTGAGTTAATGGGGAGACGATGCAGATGATATTAGAAACAATAGTTAAGTGTTTTATTGTTGCGGGATTATGGTTGAGTGTAGTATGGTTTATTAGGGAAGTGATTATGAAATGACTAAACGATTTACTATGAATGAAGATGGTTATATCTGGGATAATAAAGAACCAATAAGTCAAGAAACCGTTCTTGACAAATTGAATGAGTTACACGAAGAAAAAGAACAATTGCAACACGATGCAACAATACTCATACAATCAAATCAAGATTACAGAAAAGAGAATGAGGAGTTAAAACAACGAAATGACAGACAAGCAAAACAATTAGATAGATTATACAACCTAATTGAACAGAAAGATTGGAGAACATTATCTGATATTCTTGATGACTTCAAACGATGCGAAGAACAATTACAAAGAGAATGGAGGACTTACGAATGACTAAACGATTTACAAGGGTTATATGTTCTAATGATGAGTATACTGGAAGTTTATACTGTAATGATGAACCTTTAAAGATTGATACTGTTTGTACTTTGTTGAATGAGAATGAGCAGTTACGAAAAGAGAAAGAATGCGACAAACAAATATTCACCAAAAAACGATTACATGAACTGTTACAACAAACACAAAAAGAAAATGAGCATATCAAACAAACCATTAAAACAATGATGGAAAACGAACGAACCGAACTCGGACAATCAGTCCTCCGACAATTACTGGAAGCGATACAATGAGTGAAATAAAACAACAAGGCAAATACTACCTAGTAAAATCACAACACGGAACCTACAGCTTCAACAACAGAAAAACAGCAGAACAACTAAACAAACAACTAAACACATACGAAAAACAACACAAACTAAACAACAACATCGAACAACAACACGACAAAATCACACGACAAATAATACAACTCAAACTAACAATCGGCACACTAAACGAAGAAATACAAACACTAGAGGAGCAAATACAATGCTTGTACAAATAAGCGACAAAGAACAAAACAGAATACCCACAGCAGAACAATACTTCCAAGAGTTAGGATGTGAAACCGAAGTCTGCAATTTAGAAATAGGCGATTATGTATTCGATAACAAGGTTGCATTTGAATATAAGACAATCGCAGACTTCATAACATCAATTAACGATAATAGAGTATTCAACGAAGCCATAAACCAAGCAGAAAACTACGACTGGCACTATGTAGTAATACAAGGAAACGACTCTGAACGAGCAAAACAAATCGCAATAAGCAGAAACTACCGACCAATCAACATACACCAATACTACGGTGCAATCGCCAGTATAAACCGCTATAGTACAGTAATCGAAGTAAACACACCATACACCAAAGAAGCGCTATACCGAATGTACATACAAGCCAAAAAAGACCTATCCACTAAACCGATCGTGAAAAAATATCCAAGAAAAAACAAAAACCCCGCAATGAACTGGCTATGCTACTGCGTATACGGCCTAAACAGCAAAAGAGCAAACACAATCATAAAACAACTAAACCTATCATCATTATCCGACCTAAAACACCTAACAATAGAAGACCTAACACAAATAGACGGCATAGGACCAAAACTAGCCCAAAAAATAATCCAATCCATAGGAGAATAAAAAAACATGACACACATAAACCAACTCATAAAAAAATACAACACCCCTTACACACCAGGAGAAATACGAACACCTGAATACGAAAAACAACAAAAACAAAAACAATCAATAAAAGAAAAACTACAAATCGCAGAAACACTATTCCAAGAAACACCATTCCACATAACCCCATATGAGAAAAAACAAGTACAACACCTAATACGAACATACCCCAATTTCAAAAAACTACACAAAAGAGCATCCAAACAAACAATAATACTAGCATTCATATTCTACACAAAAATCCCCGAAAACACCGACATAAAACTAAACAACTACACAATAACTCAAAAATACAATTTAACACACAACACATTCGAACTAATCATATGCAGACTCGTACTAAACTACCTACAAGGAGTATACATCATACCACACGAACCCAAAGAAACAAACCACGAAATACTAACCAAAGGCGAAATAAAATGAATACAACAAGTGTTCCGACTAACTCCCATAGTATAATAAGAGGACATAAAAGTGTTTCCAGCATGAGAAACTACAATCCACGATTATATTATATCAAATCATTACAAGCTCACATACCAAAAACATGCCCTGAATGCAACAATGAATTAATCGTGGATGAAGAACAAATCTACTGCCCAAACTGCGGCTTAATAACACAGGACAGTTACGATTACCAAGCTGGAATAAAATACCACTTACCACATGGATTAAAACTCATATAAATATCCTCCCTTGGAGTAAAAAAAAAATTAAACCTCCTAATAAAACCTCTAAACACATGAAAACTTTGTTAAAAATTTATTTCTAATCAGCTACCAATATACTCCAAGGGATTTTATCTAATGCAGGTTACAGGGAAATTATGATATACGATCTTAAAACTACTTAGAATCCTACTAATAAAAATATTGGGAGTAAAAATTAAAAAAAGATGGTTCAATTCCGTCTACCTGCCCAAAGAACTCCCAAAAACATAAAATTTTAATCTTTTTTCACTTCATATATTTTTGACCCAAAATGTGGTTTTTCCTTTAGTGTGCTTTTGGTTCCTCGTTTCATTTTCACACACTAAAAGAAAACCACACCTATGATTAAAATGTCATGGAGAGAATCTATGACCCCTTATTATAATTCTTTTTTAGATTTCTATTCGGAATCTTTTAACCTCGAAAAAGGGTGTTATATGTGGGTGCAAATCCCACACATGACCTTACAAAAATTATAATTTTATAGGAGACTAACACACTATGGATACCAATAATATAAGTACAATCGCAACATTCGCAGCAATCTGCCTTACTACAATCTTAGCATACTTCGGATACACAGTAGACCAGGCCCAAGCCACCACTGTGATAATGGGAGTAATAACATTAATAATCGCAATCTGGTCCAGTAAGAATCCAAATACATTAGAAATATTCGGGAACTCACCAACACAGGTAGAACCCACTGAACCAGTACTAAATGATGAATACGAGTGTGATGAAGATGGAGGATGTTAAAACACCTTACATCTGCATCAAAGAAGACAAAATCGCAGAACTCGATGCAGAAATCACATTCAAACAAAAACGCTTAGACGACATCGACAGAAAAATAGAAAAAATGGATGAAAAAATAGACAAACTAAACGAGA